AATATACGAGCAAGTGGTGGACGTGACGCATACTCTAATACAAACATATTGGATGGGTGTTCCATGTTTACCTTGTTGTATAGGTGCAGCGCGCCCTTAGAGCCACGACCATCAACAGTAGAGTCAAGGTCATAGCTATCCACACCACCTACGCCTAGCCATGAGTTACCAGGAAACTTCTTACCATATCTGGTTTCTACTTTGTTGCGTATCTCATCTGGTGGCATCCACGATACTCTAAATCTACCATTAGGGTCCGGTCTAAAGAATACCTTTGAATCCTGAACTCCATTTTCCCAGACAAAGTTTCCTTGAACTACAGGATTGGGGAACAGCTCCATATTGTGCTCTAGCTGCTCGTAAATCTTAGCAATGTTAAACGTAGACGCTTTTGTGGAATCACGGAATGCTTCCTCCATTGTAAATGGGAACTGACGTATGACCTCATTAAGTTCATAGCTGTCTCCAGATAATGCTCTACGCTCATTTTTTAAGAACGTCTTAGCACCGATCTCAATCATCTCATCGTCAACACCTAGAACTGGTTCTTCAGGATCATCAATTACAGGGTTACCATATTTGTCAAAGAAACCCTCTAGTGCTTCATATGCTGGTATAAATATTTTGTACAGACCTGTTTTAGTACGTCCGTTGTCGTTTCGCTCGCTAGGGTCAGAGCTGTAGACCATCTTTTTAAAGTTAGAACCACCTTTATCTAGCGGGTTAACCGTAGAACCTACCATAGCCTTACCTATAATCTTACGACCCACAAGCAAACAAGTACGGTGGATACGCCAGATCTCTGTGATGTCTTCAGGCTTCTCAATCTTACCTGCCTCATCAAGAAACAGCAAATGCAGCTTCTCACCATCGTATGCGTTGGATGTTGTGTTCTTCCAGTTAATGATGGTGTCTAATGCCTCGTTTCTGTTTGTTGTCTTGTTGTTTTTAGTAATACGTTTAGACGGCTCACGGAATGCTAGCTCTGTACGCGGATTGGTAGTACCGTCCTGGATAGGCTTAAAGAAGAATGGATAGTTCCGGTATATCGGCATAATCTTCTTCATGAACACGTTTTCCTGCGCATCCTTACCAGTCTTAGATATAATGCCTAGTAGCTTGTCTTTTACTTGTGTGCCCTCATCTGCTAGGTTACCAGAACACATTTGGGTATATCCAGAACGTCTACACTTAACGTACACCTGCCCCATTGAACGTGGGTCTGATTCACAGGCAACAAAGTGACGTGACAACCTGTTCTGGAATTCTAGATAACTTGGGTATCCAATGTCAATGTTAGACCACTGCAAGAACATATAGTGGTGACCAGTAATGTATGTTGGAACACCGTTATTCATAAACCACACACCGTCACGCCTACGTTGAAACTCTCGCTGTATGTATGCTGTGTACTTCCCTTTAAATTGCTTTGGCATATCGTGCCACTCATCCATGGATCTAACTTTAATTAGTTCCTTTGGTGGCTCTATCCTTCGCCAATACTGGTCTTCCTTAGGTAGATTGCTAAACAGTATATCTGTCTCATTGGGGACCTCAGGTAGCTGGATATAAAGTCCAGAGATCTCAATGACCTCACCCTGAGTTCCTTTTGGACAGATGTTTACCACCTGTTCTTCTATACCTTCTATATTGACCAGTCCAGCCATTTAATTACCTATTGTTTAGCAAATTTCTCGCTAAACCCAGAAGAAAAGTCTACGTCATCTTTTATCTGACCTGTTTTCTTCAACTCCTTTAACATCTGCTCTAGCTTTTGATATTCTGTTATTAGATCCTTAGCGTCTATTGCCGACTGCTTAATACTTTGCAGCTCCGATCTACGCTGGCTACCGCTTAGCTCTTTGTCTACAGGTTTTTTAATTTCTTCTGTGATGTTTTCTATCGCTATAGACATGGCGTGCAGCAGCTCTTCTCCAGCTCTTACACTGTCAAATACTTTCCTGCGTCCCATTAGAATCCTGTTGCGTAGATGTGATCCATGTGCGTACGGTAAACCTCCTGACCATCAATTTCCATTCTGTAGTCAGCATTTTTCATGATCATTACTTTATCACCTTTCTTGAGCCCTAGCTCTCTAACAGCAGGTGAATCGTAGAGTACATATCCAAACTGGTTGTACTCAGGCTTTTTAATATCCAGGATGATACCACTATTTGTTACCTCCTCTTCTTTCTGCTCTTCCGGCTTTAAGAATATCCACTCACTAATTAAATGTATCTCACCAGTGTCTTTACACTTGTAAGCATAGGCTTGTGTTCTGTGGCTGTTGTTTGGATCGTAGGCTACCCGGTATAGGTTCTCATCAATTTCTTGACCCTTGCCGTTACCAGCAATTACTACGTGATGGTGGAAGTAGATAGTATCTCCTACCTTTACAGGAGTATCATACTTTAATGGAGTGGCGTACACCTCAGCTTCCATCTTCCGGTTGTTAAACTCGTCCCACTTAGGGTCTAGATGGAGTGCAGTGTCACCGACTTTTACCTCGTCATTAAATGCCTTAGGCAAATAGACCAGGAAATCATAGAGTGACTTCATATGTATTTAATTTAATTATTCAAAGTCGCAGTCGTACTCAATGAGTACAGGCATATCTGTAACAGACTTCCAAAGCATAATACCATCAGATGGGTGCGCTATGTATATTAGATACCTAGCTTTATTGTACTGATGTGCGTACTTGTCGTCAAATATAATAGTGTCTACTACAGATTCTCCAGCTCGCTGACCTACATAGTAAGCCATAGCTTTTAAAGGGTTTACCCCTATTACGATTTTACGTATCATGTCAAATTAATTTACCGATCCATCACCGCCCATTTTCTTGAGCCAGTAGTCTATAGTGCTTGGATCTTCTTCTTTTTCTTTTCTTTCTTCTTCCTCTTCTCTTAATAAAGCTTGGTGGGCTTCAACGCAGTACGATAACAACTCATCAAGTTCTTCATCGTCAGCACATTCTATAGATGACAATAGGTGCATACTGGTACGTTCTTCACCATCTTCATCAATATAGGAGTCCTCCATATTAAAAAAACCAACAGCAAGACAGCTAACAAAGGAGTTTTGCACTCCGTATTTTTTTACTGTTTCATTGATCGCAATGAACAGCTCTTGAATTTCTAGTAGGCAGTCTTTTTGCTCATTAGTCATATTATAGGATGTTACCTGTTTCTTTTACTGTAAATCTAAATTGGCTTGAGGTAGATAGAGAAACGCCACCTGTGGTAGTAGATACCTTAATTCTCAAACGCTCACCATCACCTACCATAAATATACCCCAAAAAGAATCAATCTGAGAACCTGCGCTTGACTTGTATCGTGTTGCCGTCTTAACGGTATTCCAAGCAGATCCATTCCATTTCTCTAAAGTGTAAACAATATTTGAATTTGGAGAAGTAACTTCAACAGTTGCTGACATATCTACGTATACCGGAACAGAAGCTCCTGAAATGTTTTCAATGTATTCACGTGCTGCCTGATCAAGCTCTAGTTTAGCTGGTGAGTTACCAAAATGAAAGCTAGTAGAGTCAACAGTATTATCCGGTGTTGAAAAAATCACAATCTCGTTATCTCCAGAGTTAGCTAAAGCAAACGCTGATGTAGTAGTTCCTACAAATGTTTCCTCAAATACTCCTGCTGCCGAGCCAAATGCCGCACCTCCAAGCTCACGAGTTACTACGTTATTATTTGCATCAATAAATAGAGCTGTAGCTTCTGTTGAAGATGATGCTGGCGCTGCTGAGAAGCTCATTCCTGAAATCTCTACAGCATCTGTAGATATAGATAGTGCTGAGGTATTCCCGGTTCCGTCCTCTACAGTCTTTAATGTAGACGTGATGCCGCCCTCTACTTGTAGTAGGTTGCCGTATTTATCTTTTATTGCCTGACCTGCTAATGTACCCATAGCTTAATTCATTAATTTTACACAAAGATACTAATTTAATACACAGGCTTATGCCAAAGGGACGAGTAGCCAAAACAAAGCTGTTTAGAGAGTTCAGCTTTATCAAGGAAAAATTCATTAAAAACAACTACCTGAAGCTGTGGTCGCTAGTAATGAGGGACATGACAGCAAGATATAATCTCTTAGATAAAGAGATGAGGTTCATGATCTTCATCTACGACCTGGAGTTCTTCACGCTGGACTGGATTTCCGCTGAGTACGAATATGAGAAACGAAATGTAGGACGCAGGCTTGTATACCCACTTCTTTCTAGAGGATACATTTACAAGCACTTTGATAAGCTTACGCCATCTGACACCAGAGAAGATCATATTTTCCGAGATGAAACTAAATATAACTACAGAGTAAGATACGCATTATCTCAACAGGGAAGATTGGTCGTTTCAAAATTTTATCGCAAGATGGAAGGTGACGAACCTATTAATGTGCACTTATAG